ACGAGCATCGAAAGACGATGCAAATCAACATCTTTGATGGCTACGCAATCTATGCCATCAAGGATGATGCTCAGAAGAAAGAACAAGTGTCTGCTGTTATTTCCCCGCAGGAACCGCAGCAGAGCATATATCCAGGATTGACATCCGGTGAGTTGGGAGGGTAAAGAATGAAGTTTTCCGACTCTCCTGCCGTATTCATATCCGTAGATATGAAAAAATACAGAATGAGGCTGCACAAGTCCACCCTTCACCTGCTCGGTGATCCGAATTATGTTCAGCTTCTAGTCAGTCCTGACCATTCGATGGTGGCAATTCGCTCTGTGAAGTATCCGTATTCAGGCGACCAGACACACAAGATCAATAAGCGTCAACTGACTTCTGATAACTCGATAGAAATATATAGCCGTCTGTTTACCCAGCTGCTTCTGAGTACAGCAGGGGTAATGAATACTAAGACTCTATATCGTTTGACAGGAAGAGTTTGCAAAGAAAGAGGCGTTGCGCTTTTTCCGCTAAAGACGATTGAGGCGATAGAGGAATGATAGATAACAACATGGAAGGTAAAAAGTTATGGAAGCTTCAGATCGATAAGGACTTTAAGTGCCTTATCAGGCCCTTGTTTAAGGCTGAGTATCTGACGCTCGAAGAGAACATCATTGCAGATGGATGCAGAGATCCCATTGTTACCTGGAACGGGATAATCATCGACGGACATAATCGGTATGAGATCTGTAACAGGCACAGCATACCGTTTGCCGTCGTAGAAATGTCTTTTGACTGTCGGGAAGAGGTCATCGCCTGGATCTGCTCTAATCAGCTTGGCAGAAGGAATCTGACCGAAGAAACACGAAAGTATTTGATCGGCATGCAGTACGAAGCAGAAAAGACTGTAAATGCTCTCAAAAATCCCTTTGGGAATAATCAGTACAGCAACTCAGAATCCTCTTTGCCGTATGAGGAGTTTAACCCCAGCGAACTTGCTGCTATGGCGGCAACCAAATCTAAAACCGCCAAGCGCATAGCGGGTGAAAATCACATCTCCCATGGGACAGTCGAAAAATATGCGTTGTATGCCAAGGCAATGACTGAGATCGGCAAAAAGTGTCCGTCAATCGTACCGAGGATCCTGTCAGGCAGATACAAAATTTCGCATGCAAATCTCCTGGAGCTCTCCCGAATGGATGAGGCTGACATACTTCGTTTCAGTCAACGACTTGATAAAAACCAACAGGCATTTGTCCAGTATCATATGACACGAAAAGAAATCCAGCCATCAACGGATGCTGGTTCCTCATCGGCTCCTCCGAGTATTCCTTCGGTAAAGGATATGCCGGAGTTCGATCCTGATGCGGAGATCACAGGGCTTACATTAACTGTTCCATCCTGGACAAGCTCCATAAGCCGTATTAAAACAAAGACCGATTTGAGCATCGCTTCTGCTGCTGCCAGAAAGAAACTGGAGGAAGCATTAATGGAACTGAGCAGTCAAATCATGGAGATGCTTTCGATGATCAGGGAGGATTAAATGGATAACTTCAGTAAATTTGTCCCTAACGTGCATTTTGAGCAGATTCCAATTAAAAACCTCGTTTCTAATCAGGATTATCAGCGACGCCTTTCTCGGGCGCATATTGCATTGGCTGCGCAGAACTTCGATCTGTACCAAATCAATCCTGTGAAGGTCAGCAGACGTGATGGCATCAACTATGTCTTTAACGGACAGCATACCATTGAGATCGTTGCGCTGGTATCGGGGTCGCGTGATACTCCGGTTTGGTGCATGATCTATGATGAGTTGTGTTATAAGCACGAGGCAGACATCTTTGCAAATCAGATGAAGTATGTTCGGCGCCTCAATCCGTATGAGATCTTCGTTGCAAATATCGAGGCGGGTAATGACGAGCAGCTCGTTATCCGAGCTCTGGTTGAATCATATGGATTAACAATCGGAACCAAGAAGGGGCATGGTATCATCTGTGCTGTTTCCACATTGGAGGAGATCTTCAGAAAATATGGGTACCATGTATTGAGTCATACGCTGCGGCTTTGTGTTGGTGCCTGGGAAGGAGATCTCAATTCCATGTCCGCTAATATCCTGAAGGCAATTGCAAAGCTCGTCGTTGTGTATGGCGAATCACTGAATGATGAGATTTTCAAAGAGAGACTCGGAGTCCTCTCCATCAAACAATTGTCACGAACAGCCAAGGAACGACGCAGTGGATCCATGGGATATGCTGAAGCCATGGTGATCGAATACAACGGCAAAAAGAAGAGCCCGGCAAACCGTCTGCCAATGAACAAGCTTTATGCCAAAGACTTCGCCGGACTGTCGGAAGATGTTGATGACATGCTTGATGAAGACATTTATCAGTACAACTCCTCTGCGGATACCGGATTGTATGATGAAGATGATAACTATGATGAAGACGATTTCGAAGAGGTAGATGAAGAACAGGAAAACTTGATGGAGCCCTCTGATATGGACCTCGAAGCGTTTGAATAATGTCGAGATAAAGGTTTGCCCTAAAATGTAGGGCAAACCAGTTCGTGAATATGGTATAGGAGGTTTGCCCTACATTATGGGGCAAACCTCCTAACCTGTGTCAGATGACCTGCACGATCTGTTCCCATAGCAGAACATAGTTCTGACCGATGTTTCGGTTATCATGGTAGTGCCCGAACAGCCAGTAATGAAACTCCAGTTTCTTGCTGACCATATCGAAGAAGTCCGTGAGTCGGTCCGTCTGGTAATGCCTGCCCAGCATTGGCAGAAGTCCGGAAGGCGCGCAGTGGGTGATCACATAATCCACCTCCCAGTTGTGCTTATCGAGAGTTGCCATTGCTGTAAGGTATTCTTCATCGGATGGCATTTCCTCCGGCCACCATGACCGACCCCGAACACGGAAGCGCAGATTTGCTTTCGCTTTTCTTCGGTATTCGACTCGGAAGTTTGGGTCATCCGGATCGAGGATGCCATCTTCGATATCATGGCTTTGTGCTCCGCCCATCGTGAAGAACTGGTATCCATCTATCTCGTAGAGCTGCCCACGCATAAGATGCAGGACATGATCCCGCACCTGATGTACTTTGCCGCCGTGCCATTCCGCTTCCGGCAGAGCGCCGAGCATATCGAAATTCTCATGATTGCCACAGACGAACAGCGTTGTAAAAGGCTTGTCATTCAGCCAGTCGAGCCAGTAGTTCTCTTTTGAGGAACCATCCCAGAGTCCTCCGAAGTCACCGCATATGATCACATAATCTTTTCGGGACATCTTCTTCTGCTCAGGGAAATGCTCTGTAGCAAAGCGTTGGAAGTTCCCATGAGTATCTCCTGTTATGAACACCATCCTATTCACGCTCCTTATCCAGTATTTCTTCAATCTCCATGCCACCTCGGAGGCAGACGAGGATCTTATCTTCTCCAATGACCTTGACCGTGTCAACGATCTGTCGAATCATGCTTTCGTCCCATTCGGTTATTTCGGAACTGCCGCCGTTAAGGATATGGATAGCATCGGCTATTTTTCTGTTTGCTGCGGAATCGTCCTGCTGTTGTACAAGCAAGGCGCTTCTTTTTTCTTTGAGTCTGGCTGCTTCGTCATTGATCTCTTTGAAGGTATCGGCGTATTTCATGTATCCACCGTCCTCTGTCCTTGACTTCTGGAAGATGTCCTGGAATTCCTTTTCCAGAGCTGCGAGGCGCCGGTCGATATCCGAGATGCTCATTGTCCCACCGGGGAGTGCCAGAAGCTCCATTCGCATAGCATCTGCGATATGATCGATGAGCACTTCCTTTTGGCTCATGACCGAATTGATTGCTCTGAGCACGGCTCTCTGTAAGGGCTTTTCATATAAGGTTGGGGAGTCTTTGCAGTATTTAGCTCCGTAGTCGACTCGGCTGGCACAGCGCCATACCGGCCATCTTTTTCCTTTCTTATGCCAGACGCATCGACGATAGAGGGTACCGCATTCACCGCAGACCAATCGCTCAGTCAGGGCATACTTTGCGCTATAGCAGGATCGACCGGTCACCGTGGATTTCTTATTGGGAGTCTTTCCTGCATTTCTCCGGGCGAACTCTGCTTGTATTGCGTTATAGGTGTCCCTGCTGATGATCCCCTCATGATTGTTTTGGATCAGATACATGGGGAGCTGTCCTGTGTTCTTCACCAATTTTTTGCTGATGCAATCACTTATGAAGTATTTCTGCGCAAGGACGTCACCGCAGTATTTCTCGTTCTTTAGAAGATTGCGGATGCTGGCAACAGACCACTCTTTCCCGCCATTGGGTGCTGTATGGCCTTCTGCTTCAAGTTTCTCCTTTATCAGCCGGAGACTGTCGCCTGCAAGGAAGCGTTCACATATCATCCGGTATATTTCGGCCTGCTCCGGTATGATCCGGGGCTGCTTGTTTTCATCTTCCTCATATGCATAGAGATATTTGCATTGGACTTTTACATCCCCTCGGCTCAGTGCATATCGTTTTCCGAGTCTGACGTTTGCAGACATGGATTCACTTTCTGCCTGGGCGAAGGCACCCATCATGGTGATGAGCATCTCGCTGTCCGATTCCATTGTATTGATGTTTTCTTTTTCGAACACGACAGCGATTCCGAGTTCTTTTAGAGCTCGTATGTAGTTTAGGCAATCGACAGTATTTCGGGCGAATCGGGATATCGACTTGACCAATATCATATCGATTTTCTGCTGACGACACTTTCGGATCATTTTGAGGAATTCCGGTCGCTTGGCAGCAGAGGTGCCGGTGATGCCTTCGTCAGCGAAGATGCCTGCCATCGTCCAGGACGGGTTGCTCATGATCTTATCGGTGTAATGGGTCTGCTGTGCTTCGTAGCTGGTGAGCTGTTCCTCGTCATCTGTGGATACACGGCAATACGCTGCGACTCTAAGCTGTCGTTGTGTTCCTCTGCTGTTGCCAGCTTCCGGCTTTGCAGGAATCAGGATTACATTGGCGGCTTTTTCACGCATGAACATCATCTCCTTTCATGATTTGATTATTCTTCAGCTTGAGGCTGACAGTGCCATCTGGATGGATGAGGATCTCTGAGGCGATGGACTTGACCAGAGAGTAGTCAAGGGTTTCAGATGGGCTTGTTCCAGCAACTTCTCTCCTGATCCTTTCCGTTTCGTAGTCTTCAGAGCCCAGAGCATCGAACCTTGCAGACGCGAGAGTGAATGCCAGCTTGCGAGCATTCTCCTCATCAAAGGCCGTATTGCTGATTGCGGTGGTAAATTCTTTTTCCTGGTTGTTTAGGTGGATCCTTTCCGAAACTCTTGGGCTTTCTACGATTTGTATGAGCTGTGGCTGTTCACTGAGCATGGCGATAATATTTTTGAGGTTCTCAACCGTCACAGACTTGTTTGCCTTGATGGTGAGTTCGCCGCACTTCGTGCAGCGCCACCGTTTTGTCCCTGGAGGACGGGCTGTCACCAGCTCAGGCTTGCTGCCGCACTTGATGCACTTGGCAAGCTGCCGGATGATTTTATCATCCTTTTCTTTCTCCGGCTCATCTTTGACCTCCGTTTTTTCGCGGCATGCCTTCTGCCATTCCTCTGAAGTGATGATCGAAGGGGTGCTTTTATCACCAAGGTATTTCCTGTTTTTAAGAATTCGTGCCACCATGTTTTTATTCCAAGGGGCAGAGGACTCGCTGTATGAGATAGGCTGACAGTTAAGTTCGTTTGTAAGCTGCAGGAGGGATGTGCCTTTGCCGTACTTTCTATAAATCATCCGTACAAGATCGGCCTCTCCTTCATGAACTTCCATTTTTCCCATTTGGATGTAGTATCCGAACGGTAGCTTTCTATTGACCGCCATTACCTCATCGCCCTTTCTATCTGTTCCGGAATTTCCAATCCATTTTTAAGAACGAACCGTATGCGTTCGTTGTTTTCTACTATGATCTTGCTAACAAGGCTGCCGAATATCTCATCATCGAAGTTGGCAATGAATTCCGGCATCTCATCAAGCAGTTCTATGAGCTCCCTTGTCTTCGGAACAGAGTCGTCGTTGTTCAGACCTACAAGTCGCTCTTTTTCCTGTTTGGCGGCTGCGATCTGACGCGCGATCTCGTTACTCTGGGAGATAAAAATATCAGGATCCACAAAGCCGAGCTTCTTCATTTCGGCCAATGTGTGATCCTGATCCGTTAGTTCCGAGATTCGCTTATTCAGTTCTATTACATCTACGCTCCAGAGCATTCTGCGTTCCCGAACGGACTGAAGATCCGAGAGCATCTGTTGCAGTATCTGATCGCCGTGGATTTTCAGTTTGTGGTATGTACGCAGAAATGCCTGATGCAGTTCGCTTTCAAGTATTTGTGAGACTGGACATGCATCTTTTGATTGTGCATGATTGCGGCAGATCCAGAACTTCACACCGTGCGTAAGCTTTTTGCGAAATAAGCTTCCACAATGCTCGCAGTATATGATTTGATTGAACGTAGTATCGATACGGGTGTTATCGACTCTTTGGCTGCGTCTTGCTCTTAGCTCCTGCGCCGCCTGAAAGGTTTGCCTGTCAATGATGGGTGGATGTGTTCCTGTTGCATAATACTGTTCGCATTCGCCCTTATTTTTCATCTGCTTAGCGGGCAATGTTTGGGTGGTGTAGCTTTTCTGCCATAGAGAATCTCCAATGTATTTTTCATTGGAGAGGATATATGCGATTGTTGTGTGTTTCCATTTTTTATTCTTCGTGTTGTATTTGTAGGGGATCTGCGCTCTGTTGAGCTTATCGGCGATTTCATACATGTTCATGCCGTTGAGGTAATCGCTGAAGATCTGGCGAACCACTTCTGCCTTTGTTTCATCAATCACGGTTTTCATGTCCCTGATGACATATCCATACGCTGTAGAAGAAGGCAGGTATGTGCCGGTCTGCATCCGATGCTTATAGCTCCACCGCATATTGCCGGAGATGCTTTCGCTTTCTTTCTGTGCGATACCGGCGAAGACGGCTGTCAGCAATTCTCCACTCATCTCGGCAGTATCGATGTTCTGCTCCTCGAAGTAAACACTGACTCCGATGGACTTGAGTGCTCGGATGGTTTCAAGGCAGTCTTTAGTGTTACGGGCGAATCGGGAGATGGATTTAACGAGGATGCGGTCGATACGACCTTTTTTACAGTCAGAGATAAGCCGCTGGAATTCGGGGCGCTTCAGGGCAGATGTGCCTGAGATCCCTTCATCGGCATAGATATCCGCCATCGCCCAATCCTCATGTGAGGATATGAGGGTGGCATAGTAGTCGGTCTGTGCCATAAAGGAGTTGAGCTGGTCGCTCGAATCAGAACTGACACGGGCATAGGCGGCAACTCGAAGCTTTTTGGCTTTCTGTTCCGAGGTAGCTTCTATCTTGATTACTCGTCGTTCTTTCAGAGCCGAGCTGCCTTGGGTTTTTGCGTTTCCCATGCCGTTCACCTCCTTATCAGCAACAAAGGATACCACAACCTTTCCTTAATAGCTATTGAAATTACAAAGAAATATCTAACAA